CACGACCGCTTTGACGGCTACTCCGAGCTCCAGGAACTCCTCAACCACATGATCGTCGAATGGGCGGAGACGATGAACTTCGAGGACGAGCTTACTCAGGTCGTGATGTGGGGTTTGATCCACACGGGGTATGCAAAAATCCAGTGGAACTCATCCTTGAACGGCGGTTTGGGCGATGTGGAGTTTCAGCCGATATCCCCAGTCAACCTCATGCAGATCGGGGCGTCGACCAAACTTCAAGAGGCGGAATGTGTCATCGCTCGCCGGGTAGTGAATCTCGCGTACCTCAAGCGCAAGTACGGTGCGGTTGCCGACGGCGTGAAGCCCGACAGTTCATACTCTGAGATGCCGGGCATGACGATCCGCCCGACCCGCATCGCCAAGGGTACATGGAACCACATGCCGGGGCCGCTCAAGGCGCTGCTGGGGACCAAGACTGAAGGTGTCCAGTCGAAGTATCCACAGGTGATGCTCAAAGACTTCTGGTTCAAAGATGACCGCATCCTGCGCGGGTCGACGTCGGTTTTCGTTGGCAAAGAGAACACCAACTGGGGCTACTGGGTTGAGCCGGGAATGCCACTATTTCCGCGTGGGCGCGTCGTTACTGTTGCCGGCGGCAAGGTACTTGAAGACACCTGCAACCCGTACTGGGATGGAAAATTTCCGTTTGTACAGTATCGACCCTACCGGGTGCCGTGGAAGTTCAACGGTTTGTCGATGCTGGAGCCGCAGATCGCGCTGCAGAACATTATCAACCGAATCAACGGCGGCGTGATGGACACGATCATGGCGGCGATCGAGCCGTCGATCATCGGGCCGGTTGGTGCGATGAGCCAGGGAAACTGGGACTCCCTCGACCCCGGCGCACCAGGCTCGAAGATTGTTTGGAACAACAATGCGCGTGAGGCACCGAAGTTCCGCGAACCGCCACAGCTCGGCAACTACGTGCTTCCGTTCGAGCAGGGCATCGAGGCGGAGCAGGATTTGACTTCGGGCGCCGCGGCGATGAATCAGGCGCTCCAGAAGAAGCAGGTGCCGGGCGGCGACTCGATCGAGAAGATCCTGTCGAGCCGTTCGACCAACATCCGTTTTGCCGGACGGTCGCTGAAGACTTTCCTCAACGAATCCGGCACGATGACTATCTCGCGCTTCCTCCAGTTCGCCGATACGCGCTATCGTATTGCCAAGTTTGGTTCCGATGCGGTGGTTGCAAACGACTTTGAGCCGATTTACGGCAGCACGATCCCAAAGGGGATGTCGGGCGAAGACTTCGTTTCGAAGGTTGGTTTTGGGGTTCGAAAGGGAAGCCTTTTGTCGATCGAGAAAGAAGACAAAATCGGCGTGGCGTTCGGTCTGCGCAAGGCGGGAGACATGTCCAGACGTGGACTTTATCGCATTCTGGACGAGAATGTCGACGTCAACCTCATCGAGAAAGAACTCAAGGAAGAGGCGGCGGAGAAGATTGCTTTGGCCGGGGCGGCTGGAGCTATGCAGCATAAGGGCAAAAAATAAATCAGCGGCGACGTGTTTTTGGCGTGTACTCGCCGTGGTACTTTTTCTCTGCTTTGCGGCGGGCCTGGATGGCTTGATGCTTCAGGCGAAAGGCTCCGAGATAGATCAGCTTCCCCTGGAAGCCAATGCTGGCCGTCCATTGTCCCGTCTTTTCGATTAGGTAAACACCTGTGTATCCGGTCTTATTTCTCTTACTGAGTCGATGATTGTGGAAGTTTTGAGCCCGCGTGCAGACGCGCAGGTTGTCCTTGCGATTGTCGAGGGTGTCCCCGTTGCGGTGGTCTACCATCTTTCCGGGGGGAGATCCCATAACGTCGCGGTGCAGGCCAATTGAGCCACCCTCGGGAAGATGCCTCATTGCGTAGCCATTGCTCAGGGCGTAGTAGAAGTTACTGAACTTCTCGTAATCGTCGGCATCGACGATTGTGAAATACTGTCCGCCAAGGTGAATGAGGCGGAATGAACAATTAGCTCTGACAGGAGGGTCGACGCGCCGAACCCTTTTTCCATGGCCGTAAACACGAAGTTTAGGCATTCCCATGACGTGATTTAGGCAAGATTGCGATTGTTTCGCTATCCCTGTTTTCTCGCCGCAGCCGCAATGGCAAAGGCCGAACGGAATATCACACTCGGGTTTTCTACAAATGCAAATACCAGCGGGTAATTCTATCTTCCTACGGGGCATACCGTATTTTATCGGGGGCCACGAACCAACGCTATAAAATAAATCAAACTTTTTCGATCTTTTTGCTTGCGCATGTGTTGCAAAGTTTCTCCATTTCAGTAAATCTCTCAATCAGGCAAGGGCGACCAAGCCTGACAGCGGTGAAGGCCGCTATAACAAACCGATCCGAAAGGAGTACTCATTATGCGCCATAAGGGCCGTAAGGGTGGCCGCAAGCACAAGCGCGGCGGGAAGCGCAGCAAGTAGTTTGCTGCAAGTCAGGCGGGGGAATAATCCCACCGAGAAAAACAATCAGGGGCCGGAGCAATCCGGCCTCAGATCAAAAGAGAGGGCATCATGGCAAATCTGCCAGTTTCCAAAGAGAGTTTCGGTGAGCCGGTAAAGTCTCCTTCGCTGAAGAAGGGTTCGATCACCACCTTTGGCCATCTCGCCAACGACGCGGTTGTTCCTGATCGCGGCCTGAGCGTCAACGTGAAGACGGGCTACCCGTCCTCGAACAAAGGATAATTGTGGCCGCTGCGAGCACACCACCGAGTTTCTACGACGGCATGGCAGGTCAGCCAGGCGGCGGAGCACCCCCACCGGGTGCAGCACCCGCTCCAGGTGGTGCGCCGGGCGGCGCTGACGGTGGTAAGCCTGAAGATGAAATATTTCAGGCTGTTGCGAAAGTCATGAGCGTGCTGAAGAAGGTTCCAAAGATGAAGGACGGAACCCAGACGTACATCGACCGCGCACTGGCTCCACTCAAGGAGATGGTGGTCGACGTTCTCAAGAAAGATCCCAAAGACTTGGATTCAGCTTCACCCGCGCCTTCGGCTTCGACCGATCCCGCGGCTGCACCACCAGCACCACCGACCCCAAAGCCCGGTGAGGCTGTCCCTGCGACGTAAACCAAAGTTTTGACGAGGAGAGGTAAAAAGTTATGGCACTCATGGATGAACTCGAAGGCTTGCTCGGAGCGGACGTAGTCGCTAAGTTGACACCGGAGGTGCGCTCGAGAGTGCAGTTCGGCGAAGAGCTTACCCACTACTACGAAGGCACAACCGACATCGTGCCTGTTCGCCAGCCTGCGCGGGCTCCTGTAGTCACCCCGCCCACAACTATCACCACCGAGCCGCCCGTCGGCACAACCGGGTTGTCCGCTGGACTTGACGACATCGCAAAACTACTGGATTCGCGTATCGGCAATCTCGACGAGCGTATCAACACCGCGATTACTGCGGCCATCAAGCCGGAAGGCGACAAGCTCTTCAATAACTCGGTAGCGCGCTCAGTCGAACTTAGCCGCGAACTCCAGCGGATCGATCGCGAGTACCACGATCTTACCGGCGAGAACTTCGATGACGCGAAGTTGAATACCTTCATTACCGAACAGGGTGGCTTCACAAAGTTTGGCAGTGTCCGCGCAGCCTACGACGCTTTCATTGCTCCGGTGAAGCAGCAGAAGGCTATTGACACGGGCATTCGCGAGGGACTGAAGCAGCGCAACTCTGGCGCTTCTCTGCCGGGAGTTACCCCTAGTGGTTCGAAGGGTCCAGTTTCGATTTTGACCGCACGGCGTCGGGATGGTTCGACGGCGGACGGTGGTGTCAAGACAGCCGTGCAGAAGGCCGCCGAGGCGCTCGACGCACGGATGTCTGCGGTAAACGAGTAATTATTTTCAGGGGGAACTACCATGGGACTACCGTATAACGACATCACCGCGGTCACCAACGCATATATCGTCAACGAAATTGTTGACGAATACTACAAGGTGTCGCCGGTATTCGCGCTCATCTTCAAGGGTGAGACCACTCGCACGTTCCCCGGTGGGACGCAGATTCAACAGCCGATTCAGTACGCGCCTCTGAAGGCGGGTCCATTCGCCCCCGGCGGCACGTTCGACATCAGCTACGTGCAGACTGACACCGCCATGGTGTTCAATCCCAAGTACTACTACGCGAACGTGACCATTCAGGGCACTCAACTCGTCCTGAACCGCGGCACGGAAGCGATCATGTCCTTCGTTGAAGAGAAGATGGTCAACGGCTCACAGGCCTTGGCTCAATCTCTTGCGTCCGACATCTATGGCGACGGACAGGGCACCGTCACCAGCCAGATCGCCCTCGATGGGTTGCTTGCCGGTTACGACGACGGCACCAACTACCCGAGCTACGGCCAGTTGTCGCGTGCGGCTATCGGCGTTGGCGCCAACGCCGGCATCAACGGCTTCTACCAGAACGTTGCCGGTCCTCTACCGCTAACCACACTGCAGAAGGCTCAGGGTCAGGCGACCTTCGGCAACCGCTGCCCGAACCTGCTGGCCACTACCCAGTCGATTTATAACTCGATCTGGAACAAGCTGGTTCCCGCGCAGCGCGTCATGGACACTTCGAGCGACCTCTTCTCGGTCGGTTTCCGTGCCATCCGCTTCAACAATGAGCGGTTGGTAGTTGACCAGTACGTCCCGAGCGGCTACGTCTTCGGCATGAACACGGACTTTCTCAACGTGTACATCTCCGACCAGGAGCTCTTTGGATTTGGCTTCACCGGCTTCAAGGAGCTTCCGAACTCGGTTGATGCTGCTGGCCAGCTTTGCTTTGGCGGCGACATCGTGGTCTCGGCTCCGCGTCTTGGCTTCATCCTGGCCGGCATCACCTCCTAATCGGGGGTGATGCTTCTAGGCGTAGAAATTCATTTGGCTGCAAAGGGAGACGCATCATGGGATTCATGGGATTGAATTTTCCGGTAATCGATAGCGGCAGCGCGCTGACGACCATCGACAGCTACGTGACGACCAATACCAACGGCAACAACTCGTTGACCAATGGTGCGATGAACACTCCCGGCGGGATCTACATGACCCAGCCGAGCCCCGCCACGATCTCGACTAATGGCGTTGGGTCTCCGCGATTTCTGAAATACGTTCGGTACAACCCGACCGCGTCGCAGGCGATCCTCGCTGGCCCAGCCATCGTCTACTGGAAGGATGAGACCTTCACCGTGGTCACCGGTCTTCTTTCCGAGTCCTTCGGTGGCGCAAGTGGTATCAACAATGTTGCCGGCTGGCTGCTTCCTAACACCACCTCGGTGCCGAGCCTGTCGACTGCCACCAACATCAACGGCAACTGGTGCTTCATCCATATTGGCGGGTTTTTGCCAAATGCGGCTCCAACCGCCTGCACTGTTGGCGACTCGATCTACGGCGCGACCGGAGCTTTCACCACCGGCCACACCGTGACCGCGACCGCGTCTCCTCAGCGCGTGGCTGCTTACGCACTTACTACGCTGGCAAGTGGGCTGGCCGACCTCTACGTACCATTCCTCAACTAATCGAGGACGTAGCGACTTCAATAAGGGAGCATCACCATGGCAGCTACGGCAGGACGAGCGGGAGACAATTTCAATCTGTTTGGGACGGTGCCGGTTGCGGTCGACACGCTCAGTCTCGGAGTCTACGCCACTGGCGGTATTGCCGTGACTGGTGCGCTTTGGGGTTTGGCTGCAACTGGTGGTCCAGGAGCCACGAGTAAC